TTTCTGGGGTACACAAACCATTTGTAAGTTTTACTCTTGAAGCCCATCAATTGTCTGCAGGAGGTACAGGAAGCAATTTTATGCGCACATTAAACGGATGTATGGTGGATAGTTATACTATCTCTGTAGATGGAGGTGGATTTGTTACATGTGAAGCTTCTATCATTGGACAGAATGCCGTATTTGCTTCAGGAGCTGTAACTGCTGTAACTGCTACTACAACTAGACCGTTTATGTGGAATGATATCCAGGTAAGTATCCCTAGTGGGACAATTATCCCGGAAGTGAAATCCGTAAGTCTAAGCATTAATAATAATATGGTGGCAGACCATTATTTAAATGGAAGCGAAGTTATATTTCATCCTGTACCAACAGAAAGGGATTACGAACTAACTTTAACATTAAATGCTGCAGATACACTTACAAAGACCTTCTGGACAAATTATTTTATAGGAGGGTCTACATTCAACACCTTTATTACTATCAATGATAGTGCTGCTGGAGCTGGATCTAGAGATTTAACACTTTCACTAAGTGGATGCAAAATGGTAGATATGGAATCACCAATGGGCAATACTGGGATGAATGAGCAGACATTGACTATTAAACCACAGTCAATAAGTGCTATTGTTGCGGATACCACCCAATTCTATGGGCCATTTTAATGGTTATAGAATAGGACTATTCAAAAATTCAATAATATATTCCATGATAGATTCAATGAAGGATTGAAATAATATGGTTGAAACATTAAGTAAACAGGGCACACTTTTTGAGAGGGACGAGAGAGGTCAATTAATCCCAATAGAAATAATCTTGGAAACATTGCCTGATACACCAAGAGTTAGATTATTGCCTCTTACTCGTGGAGAAGTCCTGAAAATGCGCCTTGTTGCCAAAGATCCTGAGAAAGTGAGCGAACAAGATAAGGACATTGTTTTAAATAAATGTATTGAACCTAAATATACAACAGATGAAATTGAATTTGTGAAACCAAAAATTCTTACTGCTATTGTTCTTGGGGTTTTATCTCTTAGTTTGGACATCCCTCAACAACAATTATTGAATATGGCAGTAAGAAATGAGGGTGGTTTAGGACATGTAGTTTTGGATGAACTAACAAAAAAAAAATAGAATTAGAACGAGTATCAAAAATGATGTTATTTATGCATGATAAGGGATATAATTTCTTCACTATAAATAATCTTACACTTAATGAGATGAATGTTCTTATAGAAGGTTATAATTCTATTGAGAAAGAAAAAGAACGAGCCCATAAACGTGCTATGGCCAAAAGCAAGAAAATGCCAAGATTAAGGAGGAAGTAATCTAAATGGTAAGTTTAACCGGAGGATCTACTGTTTCTATTATCATAAGTGCTGTTGATGACTTTTCTGGAACAATTAGTGATGCAGACAAACAAATAAGTGATCTTTCTGGAAAAATTGCAAAGAATATGGGCATTGCTGGGGCTGCGATTACCGCTGCTGGAGTTGGTGGGGCATTAGCTCTTGGAAGTTTTGCTCTTAAAGCTGCTGAGGTTGCAGATATACAAGATGCTTTTAATACTGTTGTTGGGGAAGAAGGTGTTGAACTTCTTGAGGAATTACAGAACGCTACTTTAGGAACAGTAAGTAAATACGATCTCATGTCTCTAGCTACAGCAACTGCATTAAAGGGATTAGATACAGGTATGCTCCCAGCCATGGTTGATTATGCACAAAGACTTAAAGATGCAGGTATTATTACAGGAAGTGTAAGCGATGCTGTAGATACTATGACCCAAGCATTAGTTACTGGGAGAACAGCTGGTCTTGCACAGTTTGGAATTGATATTGAAAATACATCTGAATTTATGGATGTATTAAATCAAAAATTAACTGAAACTACTGCTCCTACTTCTGATGCCGCAGATGCTTGGGCAAAATTACAAGTCCAATTTTCTGATTTTTCTATTCTTATTGGAGAAACTATTGCTCCTATATTAGAAACATTAATCGGATATGTTTCTAATATTATTGATTGGTTTTCTGGGTTAAGTAAAGGGACACAAGAATGGATAGCATTCCTTATTATAGGCGCAACAGTATTAGCTTTAATACTTGGCCCTATTTTAATTCTTGTAAGTTTGCTTCCAGCAATTGCTGCTGGCATTGCATTAATAACAACAGTATCTTTACCTTGGTTAGCAATCATAATTGCAATTATTGCAGGGATAGCACTTTTAGCAACAGGGATATATCTTTTAATAAAATATCATGATGATATTCAAACCAAAATTGAAGAGGTATGGACATCAATAAAAGATTTCTTTACAGAAACTTGGAATTCTATTCTTGAAGTGGTTGAAACAAAAGTTAATAGTATAATTGGGATAATAAATTCATTGATTGATGTTATTAATAATGTTACAAGTCTTATAGGCATAACTGGGATACCAGAATTGGATGAAGTTTCTTTTACTACTACGGAAGTTGGGGATTTTATTGTTACTCCTTCTGGGACTTTAGAAACAGATCCTAATGATTATATTATTGGCACAAAAGATCCTTCATCTCTTGGTGGAGGAGGAGGGAATATTACTGTAAATATTGATACAGTAAGTGGCATGGATCCGGATGCTGTGGCTGCAGCATTATCAGCAAAATTAAGGGAGGTCATAACATATAAATAATATTAAAGTATTGTTAAAATAACGTTAAAAATAACGTTGTGATATATATGCAACATATACAATGGTCTTTTATACAACTCTCACAATAGATGCAGTAGCATATACAGATATGACAGATATTACTGTGAAAAACAAAATCTCTGAAAGTAATGCACTCTCAACAGCAAATATCACATTTCCGAATTATTATGGGAGACATAATGATGATTTTAATATAGGTGATGAAATAGAGATCAAAGCTGATAAGGATGTAAACCCACCAACAACTGTTATCTTTAAAGGTGTTATAAAAGATATACAATTTCAAGGTTCAGCAAATACTGAAATAGTTACATTAGAAGCAAAGGATTATGCCACGCGCTTACAAGATATTACTATACCCCCAACGGTGTATACTAATTCTGAAGTCTCGACTATTGTCACTGATCTTATTGCTGATAACACCATAGACATAACAACAACAAGCGTGGATGTAACAACTACAACACTCTCAAGAAAAGTATTCAAGCATGTATCATTATTCGATGCAATTAAAGAACTTGCGGAGATTGTCGGGTTTATTTTTTATGTGAATACGAATAAAGTTTTGAATTTCATTGCTTCTTCTAAGACAAGTTCAGGAATTACATTCGATAGAAATAATGTAACAAAAGCAACATTTAGAACGAATGCTGATGAGATGGCAAATGAGATTTGGGTCTATGGTGGGAGTACTTATAAGGGAAATAGAGAAACATTTTTCCAAGATGGTACAGGATCTAAATTTACTTTGGGATACAGTCCCTATGACACAGAAGTTTTTGTCAATGGATCCATAAAGAAGGGGGATGTCTATAATATGATAACTATCCCTGATTCTGGGCAAGAATATCTTGTTGATTTTGGATCAAAATTGATTATATTTACTTCTGGTACTGATGCAGGGAATAATATCCCAGGAAGTCCTGGATCTGTAGTTGTAAATTATAATATGCTACGCCCCATTGTAAGAGTAGGATATGATACAACTAGCATTGAAACATATGGTAAGATCAGTAAAGTTATTATTGATACTACTATTGATGTTCCAGAGACAGCTGATGATATATTGAGTTCACAATTAGAGCTTTATAAAAATCCTCTTATAGAAGGTACTCTAAATCTACAGGATACTATTGTAGTCACTGCTGGGCAGACTGCGGTTGTAAATCTTCCTAATTTCAATATTAGTAACCAGATTTATACCATTAATGAGGTAATCTATAAAATAAATTCACAAACGGCATTAACGAATGAGATTACTACAATAAAAGTTTCGAGGCATATCTCGGATGTTGTTGATGCATTGAAAGAAGTTATAATGGAATTGAAAAGATTAAGAGCAGAAGAAGTGGATACTTCCTCAACTTTGACACGAGTTTTATATGGTCAAGGGAGTTATGTTTTACAAGTATCAGGATGGGGGGTTTATACTAGGGATATGGGTTCATCATTTGTGTTAGGGGATACGATCCTTGGGAAATTGGGACCTAGTTTAAGCCCACAACCACGTTTAGGAGATAGTAGAGGTGCATTAACTATTCAACGCTCAGGAACGGGGAAATTATGAGTAGACTTATAAATATAAAGATCTATACGAAAGAAGGAGGAAAATAAAATCACAATTGTTAGTTTGGGGCGTTCTGGATTAGCATTACTATTTGGAAGTGGTGCAAATCTTGTTCAAGCAATACCTGCATATTGTGCTATCGGTTCAGGGAGTGGAGTGCTTGCTGTTACTAATACCCATCTTATTACTGAAGTGGACAGAAATGCTATTGGTTCAAGAAACGTCTCTGTTGTGAACAAGGTTACTTTTACTACAGATTTTTCATCAGTAGAAATGAGCGGGATAAAATTAATGGAATTTGGGATATTTGGAAGTAGTGTTGCGAATGGATCTGTGAATATGTACAATAGGGAAGGCTTTGGAAGTTTAACTTTCGACGGAACAAATGATCTCCAAGTACAAGTTACATTTGAGATTTCATAAAAGGGATATGGCAATGATAGAAAAAAAAGAAATGAATAATTTATTAAATAATTTAATAT